CGGCTGGTGTTTGGCGGTCAACGTATCCCAAGGGGTGCCGCCTTAATTACCTCAACTCTGCTTAGGGGACTTCGGTCAGGCGAGAGTTCGGTGTGGTTTTCGAGCGTCGGGTGGCCTAGCAATCACCACCACACCTTTCTCCCTCAGTAATAGAGGGCCAGCGCAATCTGGTATCTTTGCCGCGGCATGCGTATTGCGAACACTATCTCCCACACTAATCATGATCACAACGCAGCCAAGAGACACGATATCGTCGACCAGTAAGTCCGACTGGTCGACACCGCGCAAGCACAGAACCCTCATAAAGAATTGGTTCCTGCGAATGTTATTCTGCGTTAATGATGATTTGTTAGAGGAGGTACAAGAAGAGGCTTCTATTCGAGACGATATTCGTAAGGAGATGACCATGCATAGCAACGGTGTCGGCACTGCCGCCATTGGGACTACCATGAAGAGCATCTACAACGAATGTCGCATTGATATGAGTACTTACACCACAGACATCGACAAGTGGCGAGCAGACATGCCGCACGATGAATTTGTGAAGCTGTTGGACCAAGTAGGGTTGGTACAACATGATGAACCCGCACCACCACGGACAGTGCGTGTGGTCCCTAAGTTTGCAGCAGCAGTCACCTTAATGCTCCGAGCTAGGCTAGGTCATCTTACGGCTATTGAAGCCAACAGAATCCTGGTTGAGCGCGAGTACATGCGACTGTGCCGAGAGGGGTCCGTCAGGAACGTGGACATAGTTGCGCACCAGCAATTTGTTATCAATGCCTTCTTCACAGAAGGGGTGTTGTCTGAATTAGCGACTGTGCGTACTAGAGTGCCCAAATGGTTGCGTGAAGCTTACGGCTCCGTACCCATGGCCGCACCCACCGTTTGTTGAGGGGTCCCGCGTACTGTGTATGGTATCGATACACCTTCTAATGCGGCTCTAGTTAATAGAGTTAATACTGAAGGTATCGGTAAGTTGTGCGTACATAGGAACGGGAACGCTGTAAAACCCAGAGTATTCACTGCTATCAAGGGTTTACACCAAGATCACGACCTTGGTGTTTTCAATAGTAGTGTTGACGCGGTGCTTCGAGCATTGACTGAACGTTACTTCTTTGTCCTAAAGGATGGGGAGTACAACAGACCAATACGCCCGAAACATCGCGCCTTTGCAAACCAACATTTTGTGGATTTCCGCGCTAAAGTTGTCAAAGCTATGCCTAGTGTACCCCGTTTGAGCCGCCAACAAGTTGTTGACCGCTATACCGGTACTAAACACCGTGTTTACACGGATGCTTTACACAGTCTTTACAAAGACCCACTGAATGACCAAGACGCGAGACTTGGTATGTTTTGCAAATACGGCAAGGATAAATTGTCCAGTGCCCCGCGTGGTATTAACCCGCGTAGCCCCAGGTACAATTTAGAGTTGGGTCGTTATCTTAAACACACTGAAAAGTTGTTCCTCAAGGCTATTAACGTAGCCTACGGTAAGCGAACTAGCCACACTGTTATCAAAGGATTGAATGCCAATGATTCAGCAAAGGTTATCCGTGCAAAATGGGACGTGTTCAAGAACCCAGTGGCTGTCGGACTGGACGCTAGCAAATTTGATGCACACGTCTCCGTTCAAGCTTTAAAATACGAACATTCTTATTACACTGCTGTCTTTCCTGGCGAGCGGCAGCTGAAACGTATGTTGCGCAAGCAACTGCGTAATAAAGGTACTGCCTATGTGCAGGACGGTAAGATTGAATTCGTTATAGATGGCACCAGATCTAGTGGTGATTTAAACACTGGTCTTGGTAATTGTATCATAATGTGTAGCATGATTTATGCTTACGCAAAACGTAATGGTATAGACATCGAATTAGCTAACAACGGAGATGATTGTGTTGTAATCATGGAATCTAGTGATCTTGAGGATTTTTGTCGGTACATCAAACCATGGTTTGCACATCGTGGATTTGATATGGTCGCCGAACCACCCGTCTATGAATTTGAACAAATTGAATTTTGTCAAACCAAACCCGTTTGGGTTGGTGATTCGTGGCGCATGGTTCGTAACCATTCTACAGTACTTGCAAAAGACACCTTATGTCTGATACCCATACCAAACGACAAAGTATTGAGGAAGTGGTTGGGAGCAGTTGGACAGTGTGGCGCCATCTTGAATGATGGAGTACCAGTTCAACATGCCTTCTATTCTGCGTTGGAACGTAATGGAGTGAGTTCTACTATGGCTTTTAAGCAACATATTTATAAGAATAGCTCTATGATGACGCGTATTTTCAACATGGAAAGACACAACTCAGAAGTAACTGACACAGCGCGGGTCAGTTATTACTACGCGTTTGGAATCACACCTGATGAACAATTATCCTTGGAACGTTATTTCAATTCTATGGTCATAGATTCTGTTGATTTGGTACCTATTAACCGCTGTTATTTGTAGCCAGGTAAATAAAACAGTCCAAGTTTTAGAATGCCAAAGAAATCGAATCGTCCAAAATTGAAAACAAAATCTCGCAAAACATCGAGTGCCACCAAGCAAGAGGTTACTCTGCTCGGTCAAGCTTTGCGATCTTTAGGTGCCGCAGGTGGCGGCATGTTAGCTGGTCCGACAGGATCAGCCGTTGGGTCATCTCTCGGAGCGGCCATCTCAAAGTGGTTAGGGTCCGGCGACTACACTGTAGAATCAAACTCTATAGTCAGATCAGCCAAAGCCTCATCATCCATTCCTATGATGCACACCAACAATCAAACCGTCACCGTCCGTCACAAAGAGTATCTCGGGGTAGTGCGCAGCTCTATCGATTACACGATACAGCACACGTATCAAATTAATCCCGGTCTGCGTTCATCGTTCCCCTGGCTGGGTAACATCGCGGCTGGGTTTTCAGAGTACCGTATTAAAGGTATGGTCTATCATTACGTACCCACATCTGGTAGTGCAATTGCTTCTACCAATAATGCTTTGGGTTCTGTCATGATGACGACCAATTACCGGTGTACTGACTCTCCCCCAGAAACCAAGATCGAATTGCTCAACGAGTACTGGTCATGCGAAAGCATGCCATGTGAAACACTTGCTCACCCTATTGAGTGTGATCCAAAGGAGAACCCGTTCAACGTCCAGTACGTTAGATCGGCATCTGTTCCCACTGGAGACTCCAGACTGCTGTATGACCTTGGTAACGTTTACGTTGCCACACAAGGTCAACAAGCAGATGGTGTCACCTTGGGTGACCTTTGGGTAACATACGAGGTTGAATTAAAGAAGCCCGTTCTTATTTCTAACACCACTGAAGACCTGGTCACTACGTTGTACTACAACGGGTCACCTACTGTCACGTCTGGTATCTGGTTCAATACATCTGTTACACCACAGAAAACCGGAAACCTTGACATTGATATCATCAACGGACGCACTATCCAACTGCCCAAGGGATCTCAAGGTAATTTTTACTTTTGGATCTACTTGCGCAGTAATGGTACCGTCACTCCCGCGATGGATTATTACCAGTTGTCTACACTCGTCAACTGTAATCCCGTCTTCTTTCGTGTTGGAACCACTGACCCAGTTGCAACTACGTTGCTCGCAGGCGGTGGTACATCACAAGCTTTTTACTGTATTGCGGTACGTAAAGTTGATCCGCAGACGGTCGCCACCATTACCTTACCAGTCATATCTTTGGCTGGTACCGGTACATGGAATTCTTCCCAACTCAATGCATGGGCGGTGCCACTATAGGCCGCCAACTGAACGCATGCACAAATGAGTGTTAACTTGAGCCCGGTGAATTAAGAGGACTGCGGTAGGCTGGACACCTACTTATAAGTCACTAATCCGTGGGGGGTACACACTCAAATGTAGCATGCATGCCCGGAGGTCTAGCTCCGGTTTATTCGCAGTTTAACTGCAGTGTGACACTAGACTATGTCTGCAGATCGATTAGCGGTCTGTTATATATAATAGCGTACGTAGTAATTAATCAAAAATAAAATAAACACATGTATTACGTCTAGTTTCGCATAAACTCACGCCTAGAGCGTGGGGATCCTATTGGATTTCTAGAACAAGCAAAATCTCGGCCTTAGACCGGGTGGGGTGCAGGAATAATCTCAC